TTTGGTCATCTGCTGTCGGTCAAGCCCTTGCAGCGCAGCGGGCAGCACTACACGAGCCGCCGCCACAGGCAGCACCGAGCCAGAAAGGCTGCGGCAGCTGTCCAGCGTTGCGCACCATTACGGTGACGTTACCGAGATGGTATGTTTTCGTGAGGTCAAGAAAACGTTCGTGTATGGCGTACATTTTGTTGGTGTCAACAAAATGCTCGTATGTAATGCTTGCCATGATATCCTCCTTACTGCTTTTCCAGCGCCGCTTTCATGCGATCAAAGAAAAATTGGATGATCACCCCGATGGTCTCATCGGTGATGGCCCACGAGATAAAACGCCCATACTTGCTTGAAGCCAGGGCCGCGCGGAGCATCTGAGCCACCCAGGCTTTGCGCTCCGCGCCTTTCTTGGTGCCCTGGATGTCCTTTTCTGCCTGCTCGATGAGCTGGAGCACGGTGGGCTTGACTGCCGCACCATACCCCAGCCGGATGCAGCCAAGGGCGTAGAAGATAAAGCCGCCCAGCATCAGAGCAAGGGCCACCGGGCCAGGGACGGCGCTCAGAAAATTGCTTACTGCTTCCATGTCGTCACTCCCTCTAAAAGATACTTGTCAATGTCAGCTTTTGATTTTTCCATACCGGCTTTATTATCGCCGTTCAACTGGGCGTCAAGAAGATTGCGCACGCCGTCCAGCGTCAGGCGGCTCACCCGGTCGATTTCGTCAAAGCGCTTCAGGTCTCTGGCAAGAGCGGCACTGTGCTGGAGCTGCCCCTGCTCGATGACTCCCACGCGCCTGTCCAGCTCATCCAGCCGTTTGTCCTGTGCATCGTCGGGAGCCTGTGCCTTTTTGATGTACTTGTGGATGATGTCCAGCACCTTGTCCAGCGTAATCGCTGCCGCGCACGCACTGCCCAAGATGCCCACAATCCAAATCAAAGCTTCTTTTTCAGTCATGTGCCCTCCCTGAGCCGCGTCAGGCCCTTTGTCTTGATGATCTTCGGGTAGTTGCGGGTGGTGACGTTCAAGTCAACGTTGCCGGAGATGCCCGGCACAAAGCCCTTGCTGGTGTGCTGATGGGCGTGGTAGATGTAATCCACCTTGGGCGTTTCGCCCGTGTAGTCGGCCAGCCAAACGTCCCAGCGGCCTGCCAAGCGCTGCATGTCCAATTCATAGCTGTAACCCGTGTAGGTGTACAGCTGGGCATAAAAGCCCATAGCTTCTACCTTTTCCAGCGCATACGCCACCACGTTGGTGAGGTCAAGCGTGGAGAGCTTTTTGAGCTTGTTTTCTTCCACGTCCACGCACACGGGCATGGTGAGCTCTTTGCCTCGTACCGCTTCCCGCACAAGGGCCAGCTCTGCATCTGCCATAGCCTCGCTAGTGGCGTAGGTGTAGTAGTAGACGCCCACGTCCAGCCCAGCGGCCCGGGCGTTGCGGTAGTTGCGCTCAAAGGTCGGGTCGATGTACAGTCCGTCTGCCCGCTTGGAGAGCTTGTGGTTGGTGCTCACGGTCTTGAGCATGACGCCCTTGTAACCAGCCGCTTTGACCTTGCGCCAGCCGTCGAGGGTGATTTTGCCCTGATACCGGCTCACGTCAATGTATCGGTAGGGCGGTGCGCCCTCCCAGCCGGGAGGAGCGGCGCTCTGGGTGTCCACAGTGGACACGGGGGCAGGCTCTGCGGTGGAGTTGTCTGCCGCTTCCTTTGCGTGGGCAAGGGCGGAAAAGAGGCGGGAGAGAAAAGTCAGGAGGTTCATGTGGTCACGTCCTTTCGGCCATAGTTGGTTCCTAAAATTTTGCTACATACGTAATACAGGCCCCCACCGTTTTTACGGGTTCGCCTGTGCCTCTGTAATTAAATTGAACATTTCCATCTGTTCCAATAATTATAGAATAATTATTTTTGTCTATAGAAAAATTCATAGGAGGGCGCATATTTTCTGGAAGAAATCCATAAGAAAAAGATGCAGTATAGTTTTTTTGGTATTCGTTAAAAAAATACTACATATTCCGTTGATATCACACTGATAGCCATAGTCAGTCCTCCTTAGGTCATGGACGCTACTGCGTCCTCCAACTTTTTAATTGCGATATTTACGTCCCTCTGATACCCAAGCCGGATTCCGGCACCGTCACCAGCCTGTACCACCGTGTCAGGGCCGTAAGCGGTGAGGGCTTTGTAGGCAGCGATCTCGGCAGGGGTGAGCGGGGTTTCGATGGGGGTGGCGAGAGCGAAATGCAGTACAAATTTGTCTTTTAACATGTCAAGAAAGGTTTCTATCGTAACGCCTTTTTTTAACGTTACGACAACTGCACCGCCCGAATTGATAAACACTGTATCAATTCTGTACCGATCATCAACTTTTATAGCTACAAACATATTGGAGGTATATGTAACAAGACTATCATTTTTTATGCTATCCACATTAAATGCTGTAGCAAAGACGGAAAAGTTCTGATTACCTCGTTCCACTCTCCAATTCTTAGTGTCGCTCAATTTTCCAACTTTCTGCACCTTCACCCCTCTCTCCAAGTCCACCTCGTCGCACATCCACTGCTGGCCGCTTTGGTCAGTGTAGTTGCCGCCAGAAGTGACAGGGATGCCGGGTAAGCCGTTGGGAGTGGGAAGGGTGAGAGTTTGCGTTTTGCCGTTCCCGTCGCTCAAGGTGACCGACACGCTCCCACTGTCACCAGCGCTCACGATAGGCACAGGTGCATCTGGCGTGGGTGTGCCGTCTTGCGTGCTCTTACCGTACACGGTCAGGCCGCACAGGGGCGCAGGAAAAGCGTCGTCAACGGAGATGGGGTTGCCTGTCTCAGTGCCTGTGAGGACGTTCTGCCGGGCCTTTACTGCGCTGATTGCGTCACCTGTGGCTTTGCTGTCAGCGGCTTTGCCGGGGAGGGTGAGGGTGGGGTCGATGATTCTCTTTATATCTTCCTTTAGCTGCTTCACACTCTCATCAATCTCCGTATAGCTCTCCGGGATGGTCTTGAGTGTCTCTGCGGCTTTGGCGTCGATGTCTTTTTGAACTTTTTGGGAAGAAGCTTCTGCGAAAGAATTGATGTTTTCTTCTGCGTTGTTAACAATCTCTCGCGCATTCTGAGCGGCTGCTTCTGCCTGCGCACGTGCAATATCTGCACCTGCAACGTTACTTAACTGATTGAGGGTTTCGGCGTTCATCGGCGTGCCCTCAACAGTGGGTTCATCATTGCGAATAAGCGTGACGACCTCTGATGTCCCGTCAGATTTTTTCATTGTCCAACGGTTGGGATATTTTGCCTGTCTGTCTTCAAAGTGAATAGGCATAGTTAAATTCACCTCCGCAAATTGGTTCAGAGCAGTATAGCAAATGGTCATTTGCCATTTTTTCAACATCAACGAGTACCTGCTCAATAGCGTTCATTGTTTTATAAGTGAGCTTATCCATGCTGGATGGAGTTTTTTTCGTTCCGGGCCCACTGCATTTAGAACGGATGTTAGAAATATTGGAAAGCCAACGCATAGCATCGGAAGAGGTCAAGTATCCATCAATAGACCAATCGGTTTTAACTGTAACGGACGCTCCGATTGCAGTTGCAATCTCGGAAATCCCACTTTCAATGCGGTTGTAATCAGTGTAGCTAAGAGCGCCTTTCATCCCTGCTGCCCATTCAGCCTGTTCTTCTTCTGTCCATGTGCCAACGTTGGCTTTATTGTGCAATTCGTTCACACGGTCAACGTCTGACTGCGTGCGGTCTGTAATCCATATTGCCATAAAGCCTCCTTGTTAAGAAAGAACGTTTCCATTAACATCAACTTCCAATGTGGCAGGAAGAGTAAATGCCGGAAGAACAGGATACTTTTTTGTGACATCAGAAATTGCCGTATATGTATAATAGCTATTATTAGACTTGGACGGAGAAACAACAGCAGAATTGTTATACTTGAAAAATTCTGGATAAGCGAATGGCGTTGCATCAAAACATCTTGAGCGAGTCCATGCATAATTAGAACTTCCGATAATGTTGTAAAGCATTTCACTGCAATTCGGCAAAGCCGTGCCCTCCTTAGTAATGCCAGAAACGCTAGAGCTCATGCCAAGTTCTGTTGCAGACAAGAGAAAAACTTTGCGAGATATCCAAGCGACCGCAGAGCCATCAGTCGTATGAGAATTGCCGTCATCGTCTTTATAAGTTTGAGGGCCAGGAGAGACTCGGATGTTTGTATTCTTGATTTTACTGGAAATACTAGAGTCGAGCGTTCTGAAATATTCGCCGTTCAACCACTCGTCAATAGTGCTACCGGAATATATATTGGTAAAACGACTATTATAGGAAGCGTTTTTGGTGTTCCACACATGCGAAAGTACAGTCTTGGAAGAACGAGCGAGCAACGAAAGGCCTTTTCCGTTTCCGGGGAATGTTGGCCACTTAGAAGAAGCTTCTTCATAATCATGCTTTGCAAGAACAAATGCGGTTCTTTGATTGCTTTCTTTGATATAAAGTGTTGTTCCGATGGGAAGAGAGCCAATTGTAGCAGGACTTGCAACAACAGAACAGGTTGCTTTTTCCTCAGCAGCGGTGGCGGTAATTGTTGCATTGCCTTTTTTGAGCCAAGATATTTTGCAAGTAGAAGTTCCACCGGTTTGAGTAGCTTCGAGTTTTACAACGTCAGATGGAGATGCACGCCAGTTGATACTTGGAGCAGCATATGTGCTTGGAGAAAATGTTGCTTTGATTTCAACAGGAGAACCCCAGTTGACGGCGATAGACGAATTGCTCAAAGTAAGCGTGGGCGAATTGTCAATAACAGAAGCAGAAGAGCTTACTGCACCAACATACGCAGATACAGTAGCGCTTCCTTTCTTGCTATACTGAACCAAACAAGTAGATTTACCAGATTGGTTTGTGAGAACATGGAGTGAAACGATATCTTCCGGAATGGCACGCCAGCTGATTGTAGGCAGGTCTTCATTTTCAGGAAGAAGTGAAGCAGAAAGGACACGAGATTCTCCGTAAATAAGAGAAAGCGAAGTGGGAGAAAGATTTACAGAAGAAACGTCAGAAAGAATGTACCCAGACAACGTTCCTTTAAAGCATCCAGTATATTGATATTTACTTTCCGTGACGAATACATTGGAAGCGTATCCATAGTTGTGGTTGAATCGAACATGATCAAATGCGTCAATATGCGGGCTTGCTCGATATTCAAGTTCAACTTTCTTACGGTTTGCAAGAACGGCATAGGCTTCCGTAATAGAGTTCTTGCTCTTTTTCAGCATGGCTTCCGTTAAGAGCTCGTTGCTCACCGTCTGCGTAACGCCCTCTATATTAGAACTTTCAGGGTACACATGCTCCGTACCGTTAACGTTGCAAGAGACATTTTTTACTTTTGAAGCAAAAGTGATTTCAGGCCACTGATAATTATTGATAATAGAAATTTCGTAAATTTCATCCTCAGAACTTGCAACCATATTTACACGTTCAATACGGATTTGACCATCTCGAGTCTGATACAAGGCCATACCAGCAGCGTTTGCGGCCAGCTGCAAGATATCAGAGTTTTTATAAGAATTGCTTTCTTTCGAGATGTCCGTGCTGTATTCTTTGAGCTCTTCCGAAATATAAAAGTTAGAGATCGAAGATGTGGTTTCCAGTGCGTCATAACACATTTGATAAAGTGTTCCAACCTTTCGACCGGTATAGTTGGAAGTCATTAAAAATTCAAATGCGTCACGGGCCACAAAAGAAGCCTCAAGACCATTAGATGGCGTGCTCCACTCAGACAGGAAATACTTGCCGCCGTTAATCCATTGAATCTCCCCGTCAACTTCCATTCCATACCGGACATTGACAGGCTGACGTTCATAAAGATATTTGTACATGCCTTTCGGATTGATTGCATCCCACTTCTTGTCGCTGTTGTCTAAAGAGAACTCGATGCTGTCTTTAGAAAGCTGCCCACTGATCGGGTCACGGCTTGAAGTGTGGGTATACGAAACAATATCTTTTTTGTCGTAGACTTTTTTGAAACCAAAGAATATCCATTCAACTCTGGCTCTACGATTAGGAATGCTCCATTTTTTTACCGTTATGTCAAATCTCCAAAGTTCATCAGGATTAAGAGTAAAGTTTGCCGGTATCTCACAATAAACATCTTTGTTCCCTTGAACATTTGCTACCGTATAAGAGCTTCCGCCCCAATCATCTGATGCCTCGTCTTTTCCGAATGCTCTTATGATAAAATCAGTTGCATATTCGTCGAGACTGTTAGACCAAACAATTGTAATTCCAGGCTGAAAAGCTTTATGAGTGTTTTTAGGAAACTCAAAAGAAATCACTGGATAGTTGCCGTCAGAAACAATTCCATAGCTAATGAGCCCACCATCTTTGTAAGGCTCACTACTTGGAGGCAAGGTAAAGCTTCCATCCAAAACATGAAGATTTAGCTCTCCAGTAGCATATTTAACAAGTGGCCTATCTTTTTCTTTGGTTAAATTTTCAGCATTGCTAAAAACGAGCTGTTCTGTGTTTTTAGCAGAATAAGGAGAAGCCGATTCTTGAAGACCGGAAAGAATGCTGTCGTAGGAAATCTCAATAAATTCTTCTGGTACTAATGTATCGTTAAATTTATCAAGCCATGCTTGAGACGGATGCTCCATACGTCAAACCTCCACTACACTTGCACAAGCGATAATGCACATCCAGTCCAACCCATAACTCTGCCTGTTGTTGGGCTTCTGCGCCACATACCAGCCGTTCGGTCAGAAACGTACATCTGCCGTGTTTCATACGAATTGGTGGTCTGGTTTAGAAATCGAACAGAACAATAGAACTTCGTGGTAAACGGGCCAATGGCAGCAGCCCATTGTTCGGCAGTAAGATAGTTCCATTTTACGGAAATTTTCGCTACATCATGCCGAACAACGGAGCCAACAACCTTGCCCTGAACGTTACGGCCAGAATCCACAATGGTACTGGTCGTCGCTTCATAAGAGGATGGCTCCGGCATTTCTCGGCCATCAATCGTAATGAGTGCTGGAATCGCCAAAGCGGTTCACCTCCTTAATAGCTATAAGCTTCAGTGCCCATAATAGAGCGGCCACGTTCGTTTTTACGCTTTTCGACGGTTGCAGTAAGTTGCTTGCCGTCAAGATATACTTTGAGGATGTTGTCTTTATCTCCCTGATCGTAACGCTGCTTGTAATCAAGAAGAGCATTATAAGCGCCGTTGTACACAGCGTCTCTGATTTCTTCCGCACTAAGCTGCTGCACGGAACTAGAAGCATAACTGCTTTGGATGCCACTATTAGCATCGTTATACTGAGATGTTCCAGGAACGTTGCTGTAATCAATCTGCCCCAAGTCGGATTCGTCGTAGCCAGTAGAGCCATAGGAGCTACTGGAAGAGCTCTTTTTGCCGCCCATGCCACCAACGATGCCAGCAATGGAAGCAGCCAGGACAGCCGCAGCACCCAAAGCAACCAGTCCGGCGGGAATGCCGAAAATAGTAGCAGACAAAGCCGCGCCAATGGCGTTAAGCATCGCCACGAACGATGCGCCAATGGTAGAAATCAGAGTGCCCATAGACGCATAGATGGTCGGGAAAGCGCTTGCGAGACCGCCAGAAAGAGCCGTGCTAATTGCCGTAGCGATAGATTTCAGCGGCCCTCTCACAGCCTGGAACGTCGAGCTGAGGGAACCTCCAAGCTGCTTGGTTTTCTGCAAAATCTCGCCGAATTTCGAGGTAATGCCGTTCAGAAGCTCGCCGCCAATCTGATACGCCTGTGCGGACAACGTAGACAGCGCATTGGTCAGTTGCGTGCTCAAGTCGGTAATCATGTTGGTTGCGATGGTCTTGATTTGAGTGCGCTGCTCTTCGCCCATTGCGTGCCACAACACGGCAGCAATCGTCGTACCGATTGTCTTCACATCGCCGCTTTGAGCAGCTTCCCAAAGGTTCTGAATGGTTCCCAAAAAATCATTCTGCAAATTGGTATCGAGCTGCTGCCAAGTGCTGGTGAGAGTCTGGTCAAGGTTATTCACAAAGCCAATACCAGTCTGCTTGCCCTGTTCGATGAACTGGTTTCCAGCATTGGTCACGCCATTGATAAGGCCCTGCATGGCCTCGTCAACATAGCCTTGAGCAGCGGTGATGCCGTTTGCAAGGCCCTGGTCAACATAAACACCGATTTGCTCGAACCACTTAGACGGGGAGTGGATATCAAGCTCATCTTGAGCAGTTTTCTTAACTCCATCCGTGAGCTGTTTAGCCGCGTCGTTTGAAACATTGGTGTTTCCTGTAATGCCCTTCGTGATGCCATCAATAATGTTTTTGCCAACGCTTAACGGATTAAACTTAGAAACTTTATCAATCAGCTTTCCAAACCACGTTACAGCGTCTTTGATTCCATTGATTACATCAGCAATCAAGAGAACAAATTTTTCCGCAAAGTTTCCATTGGCTGCGATGGCAAGGCGGTCTGATTCGTCTACGCCTTTAATAATCCATCCAATGAACACGCCCATGTTGTGGATAACTTGCGCAAGAGACGCGATTGCACCTTCAAGAAAATTTCCATTCATCTGGATGTCGAGCATTTCCGTTTCAGAAACGCCATTTTTAATCCATCCGATAAGAATCGCAAAATCATTGATAAGATTTCCGAGAGCGGTTATAATGTCTGCTACTGTTTCGGCAGCAATCGTGCCGAAATTTACGAAAGCATCGTGCCAATCAGATTTCAGCTGAAATGCTTCTGCTTCACTTTCACTACCAAGACCACGCACGGCGACAGAGATAGCTTCGAAGCCAAGAACTGCAAGGCCAGCAACGGGATGCCCGCTAATAGTCAAACCGATTCCGATAAGCGTCATAACCAAATCGCCCAAATCGAGGTCAAGGTCTTTGACGACTTTTTGAATTGTCTCGAATGCAGTAGAGATTTTCCCCTGCCATTCCTCAGGAATCAAATTCCAAATAGCTTGACCGAGATTAGAAAGAGCTTCTTTTAGCCATTTGATAGACTCGCCAAGTTTCCCATCAGTCAAAGAAATATTCCAGCCTTGCGTAAACCCAAGACCAGCAAGGTAAATCAAATCCTTGATACGGGTCAAACCTTGCCGGAATTTTTCGCTGTTTTGATAAAGCTGGACAAATCGGCCAACGATAAGGGCGACCGTCCCGGCTACTAGAAGTAGCTCTGGATTAAGACCACCAACGATTTTCCCGAGCTTGTATGCCCAATCATGAGTGTCTTTCAACGCAGTAAGGAGCGCATTCCCGATAGCCCATGCGGCAAAACCGGCGCCGATAGCAGCAACAATAGGAGCAAGTTTGCGTAGCTTTTCCTTGATTTCATCCACAGCGTTGCCAACATAGTTCTTGAACATATCGTAGCCGGACAAGTCTACATCGCCCAAAATGTTTCCAGCAGAGGCACCGCCGCCAGAGCCGGAACTTCCCTGTGTGGGGTCAATGATGTTCAGTTCATCAAAACCCATCGTGTAGTCCTTGAGGGCTTTGGCAGCTTTCTTTGTCGAATCGGCCGTGTTGTCCATTGCGTCACCGATACCACCAACGCTGTCAGCACTCTTAGTGAAATCAGTGAACACGACCTTCACACCCATCAGCTTTGCCACCCACTCGACAAACTCTCGAATGAGCTGTACAGCGGCAATCAGCGGGGGAAGAATAGATTTCATGGCAGGGTAGAGCAGAGAACCAACAGATTTCGCCAGCATATCCAACTGCGCTTTCAGAATCTTAATCTGGTTTGCAGGGCTTTGGATGGTTTGTGCAAGGTTGCCCTGCACGTTGGCAGTCTGCTTCATAATGGCAATGTAACGCAGAACCGCCTTATCTGCCTGAGACAGACTAGAAACCTGTTTGTTAAAGCCCAAAGCAAGAAGTTCCTGCTGCAACCGTGCCTGAGACAGGTCAATGCCCAAACGGCGAATAGGCTCAATCTCACCAGAGATTGCGGAGGACATTGCGGTAAAGGTCTCTGCAACGTCCTTGTTCCAATAGGAGCCTTCGTCATAGGCAAGCTGAGTCAGGTTCTTTGACAGAACGTAGGCCTTGTCGCTGGCCAGGCCAAACGAAGTACCCAAGCTCTGAATGGTAGCCATGTAAGTCATCGCTTTGGTCGGGTCAACGCCAAGTAAGCCCTGCATCTTGCTAATGAGCGCATCGGCTTCACCGCTCAAATTGCCCATAGCATTATGAAACAGGTCTGTTGCTTCATAGAAATCGTTAAACTTCGCAACAGCGTTGCCAAGATACTCAGCGATAGCTTTCAACGAAACCAGTTTTGCCATGTTCCGCATAAAGCCGTTCATCTGATTGGACAGGCTGAGATAGCTCTTGCGTTGCTTTTCGTTAGCAGCGGTCACACGGTTAGCCTGTGTCACAACCTTGCTCAACTGCGGAGGGAGTTTTGCAAAGGCGTTGCCTACCTTGTCAAGCTGAGATGCAAGGGGAGTGAGCGAGGTGGAGATGCTATCACAAGCAGTCTTGAACTTATTGAGCGTGTCTGCATCCAACTTATCATTGATAGATGGGATTTTAGCAATGGCGTTCATTGCACTGCCAACCGCTTTCAATCCAGAAGCATCCAGACCGGCAAGAGGGGACAACCCACTTTGTAGTTCGCTCATTTTGCCGCTAAGACCGGACAAGTCAATCCCGCCAATGTCAACAGCAGCAATCTTCTTAATAGCATTTCCAACAGAATTGATGCTTTTTGCGCTTGCAGATAAGTCAGTTCCAGACAGCTTGTCCAGAAATCCGGTCAGCTTGTCCAGACCAGACAGCCCAGCAGAAGCGGATTTGAGGGCAGAGATAGAAGCAGACAGCCTATCAAGGCTATTTACAACTTTTGTGACGTTGCCCTTCGTCCGCAAATTAGAAATGGCGGTAGCGAGCTTGTCGATATTAAGCTCTGCGCCCTGCGATTCCGCAGAAATCTCTACGGATAAGCTCGTAATATCAACATCAGCCATCACTACCACCATCACTTTCCATCATAGAGAACATCATTCTCTTGATTCGCTCCTGCGCCTCAACTGCGCGTTGGTATTCATACTCGTCTTTCTCCCTTTGGGTAAGGGGAATCGGTCTATCCATGTACTTGATGGGGCTAGACCCTTTCTTTCGGAACATATTGCCAACCGTAGAGGAAAGCGCAGATGCCATGTAAAAGCCATTTCTCCACGCTTCTGCGTTGGCTCTGCGTTCCCGCAGCTCCTCTGCGTCGCGGTAAACCTTCGCCAGCCAGACATCGCCGTGCCAGAACTGCTCGTAGGTCATACCAATGGAGATGTAATAGGCTTCTACATCATGGAACAGTTTGGAGAAAGAAAACGGCTCCCCCTCTCCGTCTGATTCCTGAGATTGTGCGGTTACACAATCTCCCACGTTGCGTTTTTTGCGGTCTTGTCCTCAGTGTCAGTTGCCAGCAGGGACTTGGAAGCGTCCATGAACATCTCAAGCAGAACGCCCATCAGGTCTTCCTTATCCTCGATGTGCTGGAACATCTCGTCCACGACCTTGCGCTTGATGCCCTTGTTCCGTGCGATGAAAGCACCGTAGAACAGAGCGCGGGAATTGGACAGCAGATTGGTCATCTGAGTGTACTGGCCAATCTGAAAGCCTGCACGTTCGGTTGCTTCCACGCTGTCACGGGTAAAGGTCAGCTCATAAGTGTTCTTACCATCGGGGGAATGAAAGTTGATAACCTTAGCAGCCATAATAAATGCTCTCCTTTATAAATAGGAGCAGAACCAAATCCGTTGTTCAGTTCTGCCCGGTTTGATTGATTTGATTAAGATGTATTAGGAAACGTCAAGGGAAACCGTTTCAGCCCATTTGGGTTTGCTCAGGAAAATAATGTTGATGGGGAACTCCAACGGTTCATCAACGCCTGCGCCGGACATACCGCACTGGTGCATACCATCCCAAGTAAACCCAGAGCTATCAGAGAACTTCAGAGCATAATGATGCGTTGCATTGAGTTCGCCGTCCGAATCCTTGTAGCCACGCTCGGTAACGGCGGCGTAATCCGTCTTGTTGTAGAAGGCGGTAAAGGGCTTAAGATCAGACTGGTTGATGCCAAAAATCTGCTTCTGCATGGGGTCAGAAAGGGTAGTGACGTCCAAAAGATTCGGGTCGGAAATCAGGTCAGGAAAATCCTTGATGTCGCACAGCTTGGTCATAGTGCCGGAAGTTCCTTCATAAAGAGTAATTCCGTAGCTGGAAATTCCAGTTGCCATAGAATGTTTACCTCCTTAGTTTCGGTAAATCATTCCGTCCTCTCCGATTGTTGCCCCGTAGCTGCAATCAATCCGATAGACGGAATTGTTGTACAGCCCATTCAATGGGGCAAACGACTTGCGATAAAAATTGAGTGGTTCAAGAATGGAATCCACGATTCCAACAATGGAACGTGCTTCTGCAATGCGTCCGCTGGTTTTGTTGGAATATACACGCACACGCAAGGAAACGGCAGCATACTTGCTTCGGCTGGCAGAATCACGATGAACCGGGAGATTGTTGTTTTCCTCTATCTGCACACACGGAAATTTCTTGACGTTGCTGTCATTGATTTCACCAGTAACGAAGATACCGGGCACTTGCTTTCGCAGTTCCTTAGCAACAGCCGTGAAAATAGAGTTGAAATAATCGATCAACTATTCCAAACCTCCCTCCACGTTGCTTCAACCTGAGAAGCCATTTCCTCAACAGCTCCCCACATAGCCATAGCTGGCTCGTTGCCACTGGTGTAATTCAACTGGCCTTTGCCATCCACCTGTTTGACAGGCGTGCCAGCATTGCCAGATTCGCCGTAGTAGTACCATCTGCGGTTTGCGCCTTGCCCTTTGCCGTAGGAGCCATGCGCACCAACACCGGGCGGCAACTCACCGCCATATCCGTTGTGATGTGCGCCAGTGCCAAACTCGATAAAGGCAACTGACTTGCCCTCTGCAACGATGGTACAAGTCTTGTCTTTTTGGTTGATATGGCATTTCACATCATTGGAACCAGAGTATTCCGCATTAGCGAAACGCACCTTTGCAACTTCAAGCCCCAGCCAAGAAAGACGAAAAGCCAACGCTCTAGCTTTCTTGTTCAGGGTGGTCTTGTACTCCTGTATCTGACGTTCCGCATCACGAAGTCCGGCATCGCTCAACCTCACTTTAATTTTCATTTGTGGCCACCTCTTTCAGCGCATACAGCGTATCCGTGATATGCTCTGCGACTTTGACCACGATGTAATTGAAGGGCTTTGAAACGTCCGTCTGAAACCAGACGTGCGTGCCTTCATAAAGCGGTGTGTTGCGCTTTTTGCTGGACGAACTAACAACGTAGCTGTAATCCGTGAACGCTCCAAAAGGGTTTGCTTCCGCAGAACCAGTAGGCGGGCTGACGTTCAGCATCAGCTTTGCAGGGTCACTCCACGTCTGCGATGTCTCGCCAGTTTCATTTCCCCATTCGTCCACAACAGGTTCTTTCTCGCCGATGGGGTTTGAATACCAAAGCGGGCGCTTGTCCAGAGGGCTTCCATTGAACATCAGCCGATAACACCTACTCTCGGAACCACTTCGTTCAGCAGGGACTGCGCCACATCGGAGCTTTCCCACACACGAGTGATACCGTTGTTGGTATAGCTCGTCTGTCCGTTTGCGCCGATGTGGTTGTACAGTTCCGCTGCAATGCGTATCTGCAACGACTGATACTGCGAGGGCAACTCGTCCGGTTTGTTGCCGAAAGGGTAACCCTGCGCAAATATCTTGTCTTTGGCAAAATCAAGCAGCAGGTCGAAGAGTGGGTAGTCCTCGTCCGTGACTTCACGGTCAAGTGCAGGAGCAATGTACCGCCCCAGCTTGACTGCCGCTTCGGAATACTGGTCTCCCATGCTGCTTTCCTCCTTTCGCCTTAGTAAGCCTTGATGCAGTACACAGCGTCCATGCGCTCAAAGGATGGCAGGACGATTTCGGAAGCAATAATGTCGGTGCTGACAGGATGGGCTTCCTGCTTTGTAGTAATGGCAACGCCGGTGTTCACAACGGAGACCTGTGCGTTGGAAATGCCAGCCATCAGGTCAACCTCTTCCGGGGTCGCAACGTAGTACATATTGCCCAGAGAACCAGAAGGAGCCAGCACAACATAGCCATCAGGCAGATACTTCTCGGCGGCAGCGGTCTCTTCCGGCTTGAACATCTTGTCATACAGGTGGATGCGGATGCCGGATGCGCTTTCAACAACGGAACGTGCTTCGGAATCAACCAGAACGGCGGTAGTGGTCTTCATGACCGTCAGGAACCGGTTCTTGATTTCATCCGCAGCAATCATCTTGTGGAAGGTGTTCGTATTCATGTAGGCTTCGGCAATGACTTCGCCAGTGTTCGCAAGAACAGTGTTTGCGGCAGTAGTCATCGTGGCAATGGGGGTTGCAGTGGTAGGAGCATCCCACTTCTCCTTGGTAGTCAGAGCCTTGTAATTGGACTGCTGCCAAGTGCCATCCGGGTCATAATCATAGACGTAGCTCACGCCGTTAGATTCGATAGAAATGCCGGGCTTGCCATTCTTGGGAGCCAGAAGCTGCCATACCATGCGCTCAGGAACGATGCGAGCACCAGTGATAAGCTGTGCAGTATCGTCGTAGACACGATTGATAACATCTGCTGCAAACTCCTGATTGGTAGCCAAAACAGAAATGATCTTGCGACGGTCGCTCTCGTCGATATGCACACCCTCACGGAAGAAGGGCATATTCGTCTCCGTCACCTGAATACCTTTACGGGTACGGAACGTAGCCTTAGTGTCGAACACGCTAGGCTTCAGCGAAACGCCAACGCCCTTGTGACCACGCAGCCACTTCAGTTCCATACTGACTTTCTTACGGGCAGGGAACAAAGCATCGGAAGCATAAGGCTGCGCATTGGTCGGGTCATTCGTCCAATAGGCGGCAATCGCAGCGGGGGAGAAGATTTCATTCAGATTCAGTGCCATAATTTAGTCCTCCTTACTCGCTCTTTGCGCCAACATCAGTACGGCAGAAAACGGCGGGAACAGCCTTTTTCAGAGCGGCAATATCGTTTGCAGAATAGGTAAAGCCGGACAGCTTTGCCTTGTCCACATCAATAACGCCCTGAATCAGCAGTGCGCCATTGGGGTTGACGGCAGGGTCAACGGTGTGCAGCAGAATGCCAATGGCATCGGTAGCCGCATCAGCAGCACTTGTGCCAGTAGTGGCAGCGGCTTTCAGGCCAGTCTTTGCCATAGGATAACCAGCCGGAACAGCGTTGGTCTCCTTGACGGTAAAGGGAATGGCAACATAGGTATCAGCAGCCAGAATAGTGCTTTCAGGAGCCGATACCGGAGTATTGGTGTACTTCATGTTTTCCTCCTTAATGGAAAGCAGTCATTGCGTCACTCGATGCCTTGTTTGCGTCTGCACGCTCCTGTGCGAAGCGTTTAGCAAAGGCAACACCCGCGCTATCTGCGCTGTTACCATTACCATCCGCACCCGGAGGCGTGGGCATATCCTTCAGCAGAGAAGCCTTGTATGCGGTGTCGTGGGCAGTCATAAACTCCGACTGGAACTTAAACACCTTGTCCATGTCACCGTCAGCCAGTGCAGATGCAGCCTTGCCAGCCAGTTCAGCGTCATAACCCTGTGCAACGAACTTCTCACGGTAAGATGCAAGGGTCTTTTCCTTGACGAGGTTTTCCTTGTCGGCAGTCAGGGCTTCAATCTGCTTCTGCATCTCTGCCAGTTTGTCAGCCTGTTCCTGTGCGGCGTTCTCGTCATCGGTACGCTTTGCTTTGAGCTGCTTCTTGTACTCGGCAGCTTCACCGTTGGCTTTCGTCACGGCGTTGCGCAGCTTCTCGACCTCTGCGTTAGGGTCTGCAACCTTTTCCAGCGCAGAAATGATTTCATCGGCGGTCATGCCCTCTTTGTAGGCATCACCAAGTAACGCTTTGTAGTTCATATTGTTAATTTCCTCCTGCGTTTTTTTACCGTTGCTTCCCTGCAACGCTGCGAAATTTATATCCCGGCTTCCCTGCCGGAATATATCAGCCCGCTAATGCGGATTGATTTTTAGTCGATTAGTTCCCCTGCGCCGTTGTAAACCAGTTCTTCTTTCGCAACATCAGGAGCGGCGAAAACGGTCGGAACAAGATAGACTGGAACGCCATACAACTTTGCAGCATCAATTTCTACAGTACAGCCGTTATACTGAAAGGCGTTATCGCCGCAAATGCCGATAAAATAATCAGCCTGTGCGAGAAGTTCGATGCTCTTTCCAAGATACCAAAGCCCTTCAGTTCTACACTTAGGCGGGTTATCTTCGATATAGGTCGGGATAACCTCAAGGCTTTCACCGTACACTGCTTCGGCAATCTTGTGCAAACGGTCAAACGTCATCCGAATATTTTCTTCCGACCGATTCTTCATCGGGCAGGAAATAAACAGCTTCTTCATTTTTGCTCGCCTTCCTTTGCATTAGTCTGTTCACCAACCATTTTGCCGTTGTTGGCAATATGGTCTGTGGGCTGTTCCTGCGGCTTCGGTGCTTTTCCATCCTCACCCAGCTTGCCAGCGGCAATCAAGAAGGGCTTGCTCATTTCGTAAGCGGCCTGCGGGTCAGGGAACAGACCGGGCGTAGTAAACGCCAACTGCGGGTCAATGCTCTGATTAAGCATCTGTGCAAAAATCTGAACCTTGCTCTGCTGGTTATCGTACTGACGGCGGGGCAGTTTGATATTGATGTCGCTTGCCATCAGCTTAGAGCCAGCCGTATCACGCAGGATTTTCAGCATCACAGACAAGCTTTGGCGTTCAGCGTACTTGAACATATTCTCGTACTGCTGCGCTCTTGCTTCGGTGTGATTCCAACCATTGCGGACAATGACTGCGCCCACGTTGTCGGACGTTGCGTTCTCGCTGCCGGTGGCACTAGGCATGGCAGTCAGACTGCGGTACACGTTCAACATGGAATCAAGCAGGGTCTGGCTCTGCTGCTGGTCAAGCTCGTTTGCAATCTGCGATACAGAAGCGGGCAGACCAGAAGTGGATTTCAGGCACATTGCGCCAAGTTCTTTGACCTGTTTCAGTGCGTTATCATCCACAAGGCAGTTGGTAAACACCATGATGGACTGGATGAACTGTGCCACACCGTCCAAACGGTTGCTTTCAAGGTCGTTGATGGCATCCAGCACAGGGATTGCCGGTTCAAACAGACCCATCCGCTCAGGGTTCAGCTTGTATTCGACCATCGGCAACATTCCGAGAGAATGGTTCTCCGATTTCGTAACCTTGCCGTTGTCGATTTCAAAGTACTGGTTCGGCGTATACACGCAAATCAGGTCGTTCAGGTCATTCTGATAATTGCGTGGGATGTGCAGAACATTGGCGATGGGCTTATGTCCGATGCCGGAGTTGTAAATTACATACGCCATGTCCGGGTCGGGAACGTCCACCAGCAGGGGCGTTTCGTCCGGGTAGTTGCCGTTGTACCCCTTGTCGGGGAGAACAATGCGGTATCCCTGTCCGCACTCCAACATCCATTGCCAGAGCCGCCGATCAAGCGCATCCTTGCCCTCATACTGCAAGGCGTTTGACAGGCGGGCGATTTCCTCGCCGTCACCCGTTGCCGTTTCAGACCGCACATAAGAGCAAGGGGTACCGCTCATGTAGCCTGTGTAGAAGCCAACGCATTCATTGGCATGGTTCTCTACAATGCGGTTGGTGATTTCAGCATGGTACTCCTTCGTGCGATGGAGGACAGGCTGACTACCCAAGTAGTAATTGTGCAGAAAGCGAATCTCGTTCTTGTTCAGCAGATGAATAGGCTCTGCCTTGCCCATGACCACTTTCAGCACGTTTGCCCGATTGATTTCCGTCTCCGGCGTTTCAATCGGCCTACGTCCAGTCAGCGGCTTATTCAAAAAGCCGTCAACAACTATCTGATACTCAGCCATGCGTTCCTCCTTTCCGGCAAAATAAAAAGCGCAGCAAGACAAACCTGTTAAGGTCTATCTCACTGCGCTTACAACTGCGCTTCAAAAGCTATTCAGTTTTTGAACTTTGGTACGGAGACCCATGTGTCTTTTGGAAGGTTGGAATCTCCAATTGTAATCCAATGGCAAAGAGGGCACAGAAGAGAGAACTTGCCTTCCACTTCGCCAAGATAACGTCCGCAATCGCACGGGTTGCCGTTTGTGTCCTTGCGGGGATGCTTGCATCTAACTTTTGCTTTCATCTGTGCTCCTTTCCTAATATTCCTGGAAACAGGCTGTTGAGCACAGACCTGTCAGAAGCTGCTGGGAAACTGTTCGCACTTCCAGCCGTGCTATTCTCCGCCTAGAGAAACCATTGCAGCTGTTTCATTCTGCTGTCGGACAGATGTTGGGCTGCAATTTTGGTGCTGCATAATGGATTTGAACCAATGTATGTCCGGTTATGAGCCGAATGCTCTAGCCATACTGAGCTAATGCAACATAAAGACCCGGCTTGATTCATCGTTGCTCTTTGAAATGGTAAAATGTCAAAAACCCATTTCATCGAGAGCCGGGAATAACGATTGGAGGTTGTAAAATGCAAATTTCCATGAAAACAGAAGTGAATCGTTGTGCTGCGTGACGGATTTGAACCGCCTTATTCTGGAAGTCAAGATTTTAAGGGCGAACCAGACCCCATCCAACACGGGACGCAACTTATATATCCCAGCAATGGGAAAGAGTGTTGAAACCATTGCTGGGCAGAAAGGAGAACGCCTGCAAAGCATCCAGCTCTGAGCCGTAAAGCATGTAGCAGGCATCATGCCGGAGTAGTAAACTCCTTACACACATTATACCAAAAACAACGATATAAAGTCAATAAATTAAATTATACGTTACCACTTTTTTCAGAATGGCCTTTTTATAGGTTCAATTTTGCTGATTCCGTTATACAATTCATCGGCAAGCTGTGCCAGGCTATCTGGGGCATCATCGTGTGGAACTTTGCCAAGCTGCGTGAACATCGTCACCTGTTCCATGAACGCTTTGTACTCTTTCGACTGGTGTTTTTCGTCAAGGAAATAGAACCGTTTGATGTCCGGCGCATACTGAATGATTCTTGACAGCTTGCTTTGACCGCTTGGCGCACGCTGGCTACGAACGGAACAGTGATAGCCCTGCTGCCGAAGCTGGCTGTCCACCACGTCACAATATTCATCGCCGCCGTTGTTGGCTTCGCCACGCACCACGTTAATTTTGTGTTGGATGATTTTGCCAACGACTTCCGGCCTGGTCACGGTCTTATCGCCGTTATTGAACACGAGATCAGGGATAAACACAGCATCTCCATACACATAAGCGATAGGGCAGGCGGTGAAGTCGCCGCCGCCCCATGCAATATCCATGACCATGAGCTTCCGATCAGGCTCACCGTCAGGCAAAACGCCGTTGAAATACCGCAGTTCATCAGCAGGGAACAGCAGACCTTCACGCACATAGGGCTTGCCCATGTACTTTGCCCACCATGTTGCATCGTCAATGCTTGCTTTCATATCGGCATAGTAGGCATCGTCAAAGCCAACACCATAGTCATAATTGAAATTGCTGTGTCCGTTTTCGTCCACCGCAGGAATCACCCGGAATCGGTACTTCGGGTTGTCTGCATACTGGTTTTGGATGCGTCCCAGAGGGTCAAGCACGTTCCAGCGCGTACCGACCATCAGTTCCAATGCACCTTGCTTTTTACGGTCTTTCAGCTGGTTCAAGTAGGCATCGTACTTGTTGTTCAGACGCTCAACATTCAGACTTTCCTCCAAGTCCTCGATCAAGTCATCGCTGTACAGAACGCCGCCTTCGCCGATTTCAACAGCACCAGTCAGTGTGCCACCGATGGAACGACAGGTCAGTGTGGGGAAGCGCTTTTTTCGGTTCAGGTCAACGCTTTCGTCTTTTGCGCTTTTGTCCACAAGCTGAACGTCAGGGAAGATTTTTCCCCAGTTGTAGGTTACAGGGTCGGTGATGATGGACAGTACTTCGCCGTAGAAGCCATTGGTCAGTTTGTCTGAATGTCCGCTCATAACCGATGCAACGTCAGGGCGGTTGCCCATCAGCCATGTGATGAAAAATATACAAAGAGTTGATTTTCCAGTTCTCGGAGCCATCGAGATTCCCAAGAAATCTACACGATGGAAAAACAAGTCCTCTAGGTCACGAACAAGCGTCAAAAGCATCTTTCTTCTCGGCTGATAGAACTTCTTTTCCGGCGCACGGTTCCATTCAAGGTAGATACAATAGCTGTCAAACACGTCTTTTGCTTCAAACAGGTACGTCCGACCGATAATGTCATAGACCTTCGATACGTCCTCGCCTGTTTTCATCTTGCCCATCATGGCTGCACATACAGAGCGTAGCTCACCAGAGTATTTGTAGGCATCAAACCACTTGTCTTGCGGCAGGGCATCTCTCAGGTTCACGACCGCCTGAAACCAGTCCTCATAGACCTGCGCTTCGGTCGGATTCTGCTTTGCATACGCTTTGATGCTGTCAATGATGGCGATACACTGCTTTGGCTGCATAAAAAATAGGCACCCCCTACCTGAAAATGTAAAGAGTGCCTACAACTGCACAAAAATCAAATATTCGGTTTTATTCTCCAGCTTTGAAATTGTAAATCGGCTTAATATGCTTTACAATATCAACGGTTGGGGAGATTGCGTTGATAATTTCCTGCGCTGGCTTATATGCCATCGGGCATTCATCTAACGTGGATTCGTCGGCTGACGTAGTATAAATGCCGTTCATCTGCTTTTGATATTCCTCAACGCTGAATGCTTTTTTAGCCGCTGCTCTGCTATATAGTCTGCCAGCACCATGTGGAGCAGAGAAATTCCAATCAGGATTGCCCTTACCAACACAGATAAGGCTTCCGTCTCTCATATTAAGAGGAATAATCAGCTTCTCGCCCTCCCTAGCGGATACAGAGCCTTTTCGGATAATATCATCCGATTCATCAATATAGTTATGAACGGTTTCAAAGAAGGACGCATGGGTCAGCATAGAATCGATTCCAACACCGTCTAAAATGGTATGCATGATTCTTGCTCTATTCATCCTTGCAAAAGCCTGACAAATTCGCATATCATTAAGGTAGGAATCACGTTCTTCGCCTTCAAGATAGCAAAGCTCATTCGGAATATCAGGGAACTGAACATCCAATTCTTTGATTTTTTGCGAGATTTCCTGTTCACGGCCTTGTTTTTTCAGTTCCGCAATCACACGTTCCGTAGCTTCTTTTCTTTTGTTCTTTCCTTTGATATTTGAGATAGCTACATTTTGATGATACTCTGCGACTTGCTTTCCAAGATTTCGGCTTCCAGTATGGATAACAAGATACTGGTTTCCATCTTCGTCCTCGTCCAACTCAATAAAATGATTGCCACCGCCCAAAGTACCCATGCTGCGAAGAATCCAGTCAACATTATGTAGGCTATCTTTGCAGTCAAGCTGGCTAAGGAAAGAATCTGACATTTTCTGCGATTCGTGAACATTCATTCCAGCCGGAACTCGTTCTCTGATTACTTTATCTAACTTTTTCGGATCGATATGTTCAATTCCGAGTTCAGCGACAAGCATCCCGCAGCCAATGTCCACGCCGACAATATTCGGAATGACTTTCTTGCCCAAGTCTGCCGTAAACCCAATTACGCACCCGGAACCAGCATGAACATCTGGCATAATGCGAATTTTGCATCCATCAACAAAGCTCTGATTGCAAAGCGTTAGAATCTGCTCGGATGCCTTATCTTCAATATTGTCCGTAAAAACCTTTGCGGACGCATATTTTCCGTCAATCGTTTTCAATGTATTCTCCTTTCTTATCCCTTTCTCTGGTTATAAAGTGTTGGTCTTGGCTCTTCATCCCCAAGCATTAACTTGTAACGAAGATACCTTTCAATGATGTCAGATCAGACCAGCCCCTGCAGCATCGGCTCTCATTTTGACAAGCTGTTTTTTGAGTTCAAAGTTTTTGCTGTATTGCTCCATAAACGACAGGATATTCATTTTCTTTTGGTTGTTTGGAAAAATAAATTCGTCCGAAACACCGTCTTTTGAAACGCTATAAAAATCCTTTGATATATGCTGTTTCTCTAATTTGACTTCAAATCCATGTTGCAGCAGCCAAGAAATTGCGGCTTCTTCATGCTTGCTAAAATCCCATTTCTTGTTTTCGAGACCTTGTAAAATGGCTTTCATGTTTTACTCCTTTCACCTGTTCTGTTCAGCAATCCGATACCATGTCTGGCGGGTCAAATAATGTTCGCTTGCTCATCAAGCCACGTTTCGCGGTTAAGTCTTTCCTTCTTTTCGATTAAGGTAGGAGTAAACGTTTTATCGCTCTTCCATCCAGCGTATTTCTTAAAATACGCAAGATAATCTTCTGCTATTGCGGGAATGCTTTCCAAAATAAATGTAAGAAGAGCAACTCTCATTTGCCGCTTAAACGTTTCGGAAGGGCCTTCTTTCTTGAAATCAAAAAATATGTTTTCATCATAAAACAAAACATTGCATCTCTTAGATTGGCATTCCAGCATAAACGAAGTGAAATCTTTGCAGTTTACAAAATCGAAAACCGAGCGAAATGTCAAATCTGCATCTTTTTTGATAAAATCCCAATAAAACGGTTTTTGCTTTTCCATATTGTTCTCCTTTTCTCTTGCCTGTTAGAGAAAAGAATGGTATACTGTGGTTGCACCATTCTTTTTCCTGTTTTGACTAGTTTGGTGTACTCTTAGCGGCGGCTTGTGGTTGGGCTGCCGCTATTTTTATTTGCGTATCTTTCGATACGTTCATACCAAGTAGATTTTCCAATACCAAGCTGCTTGCAGCACTCTTTCACGGTAATTTCGCCTTTTTGCTGTTGCTCTAATAGGCTTTTAAACTGCTGCTCGTCAACTTGCTTTTCCTGTCTGCCAAAGCTACGGCCTGTTCTGGCCGACACTCTCTTGCCATCAACAATAGGCATGGCAGCTATGCCCTCTGCCTGACGTTGCTTTGTTTTCTTGCGCTCCTGTTCAGCTACTGCGCCCAAAACTTCAATAAGGATGTTGTTTACCATTTCTAGCACCCATGTCTGGTCTTGGAAGTCAATAAGCGTGGTCGGAATGTCGAGAATGCGAACAATCACGCCTTTTTCTTTGAACCATTGAAGTTCTCGCTTCATTTCGTCTTTGTCACGCCCGAATCGGTCAAATTCCTTAACGATGACTTCATCCCCAGCCTTAACAGTCTCTTTCAATCGTTTATATTGCGGGCGATCAAAGCTGCTGCCTGTCATTTTATCACAAAATACATTCTCATCTGGGATGTCGAACCGATCTCGTGCGATTTTAAGCTGTCTTGCAAGGCTTTGCTCCTTACTAGACACTCTAGCTAAGAAGTACTGCATATCATACCTCCGCTCAATTCATTTTACTCAACATCATATCCGCCATCAACTTTAGTTCCTCTAGGAACCACCATAATTTTATAATCAAGGATTCTCAGCATTTCGTCTAAAACTTTCACACTCATGTTTTTTTGAACAAGCCGATTGCAAAAAACATTCGATTTGATTTTTAGTTTGTAGCACATATCCGAAACCTTGACATTTTGAGATTTCATGATTTCAGAAACAATTTCTCCTGCCCTCATTTTGCATCTTCCTTTCTCTGAGTCAATTATAACTCAGATATATGTGACTGTCAAGAGTAAAAAAATAAATGTTTACTATCAATAGGGTCACTTTTCCATCAACACTTTTTTGTGTTAGTTTACAGCTTGTATAATTATCGTATTATCAAGTTTTACTATAAATTTCCGTCCCAATTCTAACACATTAAAGTGTCAAAACAACCATCAAAAATGTACACTAAAACGTGTTTTAACGTACAAATTATACAAATTGGGCTGTTGACAACTATATACCAAGCGTCTATAATCTAAGACAGCAGAACACACGATGAATCAGTCAACAACAGCAGATTTATCCTTTGTGGCATAAAAAATAGGCCGTCAGCCCAACCGACCAAAGTAGTACTGACGACCTATTCCACCACAAAACAGAAGCTGCGCAACCAAGGGCGCAATCTCGGTTTCTGTCAATTATTATAGCAGAAGCAAACGACTTCTGCAATAGAAAGGAGTAAAAAACATGAACTTTCCCACAACAACCGAAGAATTTCTGAAAACTCTCGCACACGGCAAAGAGCCGACCAGCGAGGATAGGGAGTACGCAGAAGCACTGGGTAAACTGTCCGAACTGAACTACCTGGCAGGGTACGAAGCGGGAGCAGCCAAAAATAAGGGCTGAGTTTTGTGCAAAACGTAGAAAGTAGTTTGTCAAGATGAACGAACACTAAATGTAGTGTTTCGTGGGTCTATTCCAGCTTGACTTTACTACATTTTGCGATTACACTTAATGCACCTCAAAGAAAGGAGATAAGAACATGGCAAGAAGTCCTTACATCGAAGCATACCGCCATCAGGTAGCCGTTGGCTTCACTGATCGTCAGTATGAGTTGCTGGTAGAGCACTGCAAGAAGTGCCGCGTATCGCTGTCACAGGCCGTCCGCGATGCCTACCTTGAGAAGTACCCGATGCCCGATGAAAACGAAAAATGATACGCTCGCTGCTGTCGGCAAACTTTAGCGAACGTATCATGTAAACCCTGAGAGAAGCATTCTCTCGCCGTTATTATAGCAGAAAATTGCTTCTCTCACAAGTGAAAAGGAGCTTTTTAATGCAACTTTCTTTGTCTGAGAACATTAAAATCTTCAACAACGCCGAGTTTGGCGAAATCCGCGTCATGCTCATTGACGATGACCCTTGGTTTGTTGGCAAGGACATTGCCGCAGCACTTGGGTACGTCAACACGAAAGACGCTCTTGCAAAGCACGTTGACGAGCAAGATAAGCGTCAGGGAGATGGGGTAGCGTTTTGCGACCCCATGGGTAGAGAACAGCATCCGACCGTCATCAACGAATCTGGCCTGTACAGTCTGATTTTTAGCAGCAAGCTGGAAAGCGCACAGCGGTTCAAGCACTGGGTCACTCACGAAGTTCTTCCGTCCATCCGTAAGAATGGAATGTACATGACCGACAATCTGTTGGAGACGGCTATTGCCAACCCGGACTTCGTGATCGGGCTGATTCAGAACATGAAAGCCGAAAAGGAAAAGAACGCAACATTACAGACGCAAAACAAGCAGCTCTGTGAGAAGAACGAGGAGATGCAGCCTAAGGCGGACTACTTTGATGACCTTGTTGCATGGAACTTGGCTGTTTGTTTCCGTGGCACGGCAAAGGAACTGCGTATTCCTGAACGCAAGTTCATCCAATCGCTTATTGAAGATGGTTACATCTACCGTGACAAGAACAGAAATCTCCTGCCGAAAGCTGGCAAAGGTGATGAACTGTTCGTTGTTAAGGAATTTCTCAATCGAAAGAATAAACATGGCGGTTTGCAGACCAGGGTAACGCCGAAAGGCCGTGAGACATTCCGCCTGCTCTATGCAAGCATCCGTAGAAACGGATAATTGAGGTTTTCCCGAAAAATCAGAAAAATTCATACGGAGCACATTTTTTCGCTCCGTGAAATAGTCCAACAGAAAAGCCAGTGGTTAGAGAACATCTAGCCGCTGGCTTTTTGTGTTATGCGATTATTCCTCTACGAGGTCTGCGTACTTGACTTCAATGCGGGGCAGTTCATCAGTAGTACTAGTCAACGCTCTGGTGATTTCCTCAAGCCCGGTAAACTCACCGTAGACGGTGATAATATCATCTTCCAGAATCTTCACAGCATCGCCACCGCGCTTATCCAGCATATAATATTCGTCATCGGCATAGAAGCCGTATCCGCTGTTGTCCGTGTAGGTTCTCCATGCCTTCTCGCTACCGGAGAAGTTTGCGTCAATAATCTGCGAGACCTTTACCTTGACAACAATCTTGGTGCCTTCATACTTTTCAGGATAGCGGCACAGCTCCTTATAGTCCACAGTCTGGCACTCTGCCTTGTAATCGTCCTCGCTGATTTCAGGCGCAACAGATGCAACGGAAGAAGCGGTCGATGCACTTGCCTTAGACGTTGCTTTACTGCTGCTTGCAGAACTGTCAGAGCCGCTACCAGAGCCGCCAATAGCAGACAGAACAATCAGTACGATAATAGCGATGAACCACCAACGCTTGTAGATGGGCGGCTTGTTCTTACCGCCGCACTGAGGGCAGACCTTTGCACTTGCGGCAATCTCTGCGCCACAGTGCTTGCACGTTGTCATTTTACTTTTAGCCATTGTAGATTCCTCCCTTTCAAGGCTTGTAAGGCAAGTATAGCACAGAACACAGACCCTTTGTAGGGGTCTTTTTGTTTTTGCGGGAAATTTTTGAGATTGGCAATAGGGGTGGGGGTGATTTTTTGAGCCTTTTTTATTTTTTCGGTGGTTGAAAGACTGACCGGGCGGGGCTGGGCGGCGGCCACATACCCCGCCGGTGCACCCATGCCCACTCCAGCGCACCCGGACGGACTGCACACGGCAGGCAGCAGCACAGGCCGTGCCAGATGCAAGGCAGACCACGCCACGCACCGACACACACGTCCAAACGCTGGACACGCTGCACCGGTCTGCACTCGATACCAGACAGGCCGCACCGGGTAGATCGTACCGGCGGCGGGTGCTGGACTGCCTGCAATGTGTCCGGCAAAGTGTACAATTTCGGACGCTATATTTATACTCATTTATATCTGTATTTTTTGTGTAAAGCTCTTGACTGCTCAGATATAAATGATATAATATAGACAAGCTCAGAAATAAATGAGCACAACCACATTGAACCAAAACAGGAGGACAAAAACCATGAAAAAAAACATCGACTACACCGCACTCTCTGATACCATCCGCGCCGAACTCAACGCCCGCCACGATCGCAGCGCATGGAGTAAGGCTGTCACGTTGTACGCTCTCGACTTACTGGACGATGTGCAGGAGGGTGCTGACAATATGGAGCGCCTGCCACTTGACGGTGCAGAGCTTGAGCGGTGGGCGCTCAACGGTGCAAGCTGCTGGGAGCAGTACAGCAACGGCGGTTGCTCCCTCTGCTATAATGCTGATATCGCCGCCCGCGTCTGCACCCCGTCCGAACTCAAGCGCACCGACCGCGGCATGAACAATCCCAACAGCCGGGAGACGTGGCTTGACGTGCAAGCCCGCGCACTGTATCAGGCTTGCAACCGTATCCGCACCATCTGCCGCGCCAATGGCCTGTATTGCAAGGGGGTGCAGTAATATGCTGGTACTTGATGCAACCCAGTGGGCAGCCCTCTGGTACGTGGGCGGCATGATCTCCGGCGCACTCGTTATGATCGCATTTCTCAACAGCTAATAAGAAGGACTAAAAAATGACAGACTTAGAGCAAAAATGCAACGAATACCGCGAATATAAGCAGCTGGCAGAGCAGGCGGAGCAGATGCGGGACAGCCTGCGAGATGAGATTATTACCATGATGCATGGAGCGCCGGAAATTGTTGCAGGTGCTTGCAAGGTGATGTATAAGGACGTGCAAAGCGTCCGACTTGATAGCAAGCTACTCAAGACGCTGCACCCGGATGTATACGCTGAGTGCAGCAGCAAAACCAGCTACAAGCGTTTTAGCGTGGTATAAGGTGGTGCGAACTATGTTATATTATCGTATTCCGGCAGGGCTTGACGGGCGTGCGGTTGTGTCCGCTGGTGCCTATTGTGGCAAGGTCAAGCGGTATCTAATCAGCGGTGAACTGTACACGGCTAAAGAGTGCGCCCGCTATGGTATCAGCACGGCAGGGCTTGAGCCTGTTACAATCTCACAGCGTCGTACCTTTACCAACTTTGGTGTTAGAAAAGAGGTGCACGCATGATATTTTCTTGTTTCCTGTTTTTCTTCTGGTTTTTCTCTGCGCTGTTTAAGGCGTCCAAATAAGAAGCATTTCACCCGGTCAGAAATGGCCGGGCTTTTCTTTTGCCTTGCATCTGCTGAGGGTGCAGGGCTTTTATTTTGCTCTGCTACAATACAGCCGCATACAAGCGTTTACAGCGTGTTTTGCATCGTCAATGCAGTTATACCGCAAACGCAGCAAAACAATGCACAGAGCTTTGCAGGGGCTTTTCCTGCGATTGTACCCGCTCAACCGCCCACGATACCAAACCGACACAAGCGGCTATAATACCGCCTGCGCCACGCTGGAGCGTATCACAGCGCCGCAACACCTCCAGCACGTACCAGATACCAGCACCACGCCGGACGCTGTACAGCTCAGCGCAGACCGCCTATTATAATAATGTATATAAGGGCGCAGCATATCGCAGACTATGCCAGCCCGGCTGGGTCTGCGCCTGCCGCCTGTGGATCGCTGGCAAGTGCTGACACACTATCAGCAGTACAGACCCGGCGCACCTGCTGAGGGGGTCAGCGTCTCCACCTGTACATGGTCAGCCCGGCACCCTCCACCCGGCAGGGCAGTCCAGCAGCAGGGGAACGGCGGGCGGCGGGGAACCATTGACGGCTACCGCCGCAGCTCTTTTCGGGCTTTCGCCCGATAGCCAATAGAGGTCGGCAATAGTCGCAGCGTTCCGGCTGAAATAGTCGTAGCAAATAGTCGCAGTTTCTCCAATAAAATAGTCGTGAAATAGTCGTAAAGTCGTCAGACGACCAGCTTCTGAAAGTCCCATATATCGTATAGTAACGAATAGTCCGCTAATAGTCGTAGAGTAACAGTCGTGACGTTTTCTTGCGAATCATCGTCAAATAGTCGTGTATTTTTTGTGTGAAATAGTCGTTCGCCTTTTAGAGAAAGGGAGGTGCGATAGTCGCTAAGTCGTCCGACATCTCTCAAAATCAACATGTGTCAAGACACCTGTCAATTTTATTCTCGTCCAGCCATACCAAATTCGTATGCCAGCCGTACTTATTATAATATACGCTTATATACCCTAGTAACTATCTAGGGATTATTCTGCTAAAATAGTCGTACCATCCGATTTGGTTTGTTCCTGCTCAATTTAATTCCCAGTAACATACTATGGCATTCAGCTTAATCCATAGCGTTCTGCTAGGAATAGTATATGCAACATTTATACATATTCAACCGACTACAAAATGAAGTCAATTCTCCATGTGAAATAGTCGTAGACTATCCACCAGTCCGAACCTCACGTCAGTTCTCGCTTATGGTCTGCTCTGCTGGCTAACAGTCTGGCTTTTGGGGATAGAGGGTTGTAGGGGGAAAGAACCAGCTTTCAATTTCGCATAACTGTTATTTATTCACTTTTGAACTATCGTGGCACACCCGGCTCCGTCAACGCGCGCTCGCGCATATAACGCCCGCAGACGCGCTAAACACACGGGGAGGGAAAGGGGGAGCACGGAAGATGTTAGGGGGATTATAGGGGGTAAAAGGGGTTGTAGGGGAAAGAGGGGGACAAAAGGGGGAAAGAGGAAACAAGGGGGAAAGGGGACAAAAATTTGAAAGCCATTTTCGAAAGTGATAGTCGAAGCGTTTTTTGTCTTACGCATCTTGCTTTCGTCTCAACCCGCCCTGCGATTAGACGATTCTTCCTCAAATTCAGACCTTGCCGTTTCACCCTGATAAATAACAAGAGAAAAAAGCACGGAATAGTCGCAGAGGGTAGTTTTACCACCTGACACCATTCCATGCTTTCTGATACAGTAGTTTTGTAGTCGTACGAGCTAAGATTAGATATTCTTGGCTTCTCTTGCCTTACGCAGACGCTCTGCCAGTGCTTCACGCTGCTCTTCGCTGATCTCACGAGTGACAGGCGGCCGAAACTTCACAAGACGTTTCGGCATCGAATAGGTCTTGGATTCCTTGCATCGCTTGGCAGACAGCTCCGCCATAAACTTGTATGTATCGGGGAACTGCTCACAGAGCTTGTCCAGCTTGCGAATGTAAACCGGGTCAGCCGTGTAGATTTCTGCGGTATCTTCCGCTGCGTTGAAATTGATGATAGTCTCACGTTCGATGTTGGTAAGTGCCATAGTTGTTTTCCTCCGTTTGTTGATTTTTATATTATCAATCCATCCAAGTGTACTCTTGGAACCGTTGAATCTGCTTGTTAAACGTGATGGGAAGGTCGCCTATCTCGCCTTCCTTGTTCTTGCTTAGTCGGAACAGGTACTTGTCGGGGTTATCGTTGGACAGAAGGATGATTGCATCTGCGTCCTGTTCAATCTGTCCGCTCTCTCGCAAATCGGAGTTGGTAGGCGTTGCTCCGGGCTTGGATGGGTTTCGATTAAGCTGTGCCAGTGCCACCACGACAATGCCTGTGGTCTGCGCCAGCTCGTGTAAGGCAATGGATATGGCCGTAATGGCGGCATATCTGTCCTTTGCGCCTGTTTCGTGGATGAGTTGAAGATAGTCTACGAAGATGACCTGAGCCTTTTTACGGAGAGCCTGAGCCTTCATCCACGCCACGTTCTTCCCGGCAGCGGAGCGGATATATAAGGGCATCTTCATGTTCTTTGCCTGTCCGTCAATCTCATTCAAGCTGACCGCCTTATTTTTCACCGTGTCCAGAGGGCAGTATATTTGATTAGCCATCAGACGTGCGCCCAACTTGCGTTTGCTGGTTTCCAAGCTGAAATAGTACACGGTGTAGTCCTGCTTTGCCATGCTTGCTGCTATTTGCAAAGACAGGGCTGTCTTGCCCGCAGACGGTCTGCCGCCGATGATAATAAAATCACCCGGTGAGATGTGCAGCGCTTCATCCAGACGCTCTAGACCTGTCTTGATGTACACAGGCTTCTCGTCCATGTGAAGCACATAGTCGTTCAGCACATCCTCGTATGTCCACGCATCTTCTTCCTCAGCTTTCAGGCTCATTGCTTCGCCCATCTGCTGGTAAATGTCTGATAGATCAGAATAGTCGGTAAGCTCGCTGGTCATCTGAAATGCCAGACCTTGCACACGAGTGAGTGCAGCTTGTTCTCTGATAAGCTGTACCCAACGCTGCATCTGCTCCCTGTCAATTCGCACACACTCTGATTCACAGGTTTGTACACACGCCAAGAGCGTCTGCGCTACGTCTGGATGCTGTGTGTTTATCTCGACTATATCTATCTTACCCCTAGCCGTCCAATAGCCCTGAACAGCCGCAAAAGCGTCTCTCAGCTCAGGTCTGAACAAGTCAAGTTCAAGGTCTGGTATGATTTCATCCACAACGCCCGGCTTGCAGAGCATCAGCGCACCGATAAATACCGTTTGAACGTCCATTGTCATAGTCTAGGAAACTCCATCTCCGTACTTTGCTCGTACTGGTCATCCTGTTTCAATGCGTAAATGTCCTGCCACCCGGCATAGATGCTCTGGTCGAGAATGGCTTTCCAGTCATGCCGATCAAACTTTTCCAGCTTGTTGCAGAGCATCTGTTTTGCCCGGTCTGTCATAGGCTTTTTGATTCTTGTACGCATCTGTGCAAACTCTCGCAGGGATTCCAACAGGGCTTTATCGCCATGAGCAAAGTCGGAGAAGATGTCAGGTTTCTTCTTGACTGCACTTTCCGGCAACGTCTTGACGTTCGTCTGACTGTCAGTTGATACTATGGGTTCATTGTCATCTGACTTTGAACTCATAGATGAGCTGACTTTCATATCATTTATGACATGAGGATGAGCTGACTTTCGTGTAGACCATCCTTTTGACGCAATATCGCTTCTTTTACATTCTTCATCGAGCAAATGCTTAATCAAAATGAAACAAGATTCTGCTTTTTTTGAGTTCAAAGTTGCGTCTTTTTCTTCAAAAACGTATGCACAGATTGCATCGTAGAGTTCCAACTTCTCTTTACTTTTGAGTGTGGAGATGGCTTCAAAGTAGTATCGTTGGAATGTAAAGCTGTCTCGTTTTTTGTCCATGCTCAATCCTCTTTGTAGCGTTTGTTCCATGCTTCGATAAGGTCTTTTTTAATCTTTTCTTTATCAGCTTTGGAACAATCAGAGCTGTATAGCTTGCTTTCCATGAATACCCGGCACTTGCATCCATTCTTGCCGTTTTCTCTTGTTATAGACATCCAGCTTGTCAAATAGTCGCCTACTTCGGCAATAGCAACTTCTCCACCGCAGAACGGACATCTCTTGAGTTCTTCCATTTTTTTACTCTTTTCGTCCATGTTTATGTTCTCTTGCTCCTTTTCTTGATTTTCTCACCCGGAATCATGTAGCGAATGTTTGTACACATACTCCGACGCCAATCCATCATCTTATTATGGTCTTTCCTGTTGTTCGGTGCTGCACGAAAGAATGCCGTTGGGATAAGTACATAAAGCTTATTACTCATTTTTCGCCTATAAATCTGTTTCAGGTGCTTCTTTGACAGGTTTTTCATTTTCTGAATCCCTCTCTTGTTCTGATAGTTGGCCTAAATCCGTTACAAGGCTTCTTTCCTTTGCCGTAGACCGGGCGTGTGTGCTTTGGCTTTCTTTTGTCTTTCGGATTGTAGCATCCTGATTGCGTCTCGCACTGCTTAACCGCTTTTGCAAATTTTTCAAGTTCATTGCAGAACTTGTCAGCCGCTTTCGTAAACGCTTTAAAAAAATCATTGAGTTCGTCACTCATATCATTCCTCCGGCGCATAAATGCGCATCCAATGCGTCACCGTCACATCTTCCGGCAGTCTCTCGCCTATCTCATCCCAGAACTGACCGTCTGCATAACAGCCAAGAAAGTACGCTGTCGGCGAGAATCCTTGCAACATTTTTCCATCTTTATCACGCCACGTTGTCTTAGTTGCAAGCAACAAAGGCTGCGTTCGCTCTCGTGGCGGCTCGCTTGCTGGATGCCAAAGCGTATTGCTCATAACCTGTTCTCCATTAAAGAACCACAGTTCGGGCAGTAGTTGTAGCAGTCTCGATTGTTTCTCGCATGGCAATTACTTCACATAAACCTCGTCTCATCTTCGTCTTGCACAATCCATTCAGCGGTACGCTTTAAGGCTGTCGGAGCATCTTCCACAACTTCAATAGCATCGTAAATACCGCAAAAACGGCATTTAACTCCATTGTAGTTTTTGCAGCCATCGCAATATTCTTTCTTGATTCTCTCAATAAGTGCGCTTCGTTCAAGGTATTCTGGATAATTAAGCATTGTTATACCTCCATAGTAGCAAGAACGGTTGCATATCCAATCAAGAAAATAGCAACGTTTATAGCCGCACAAGCAACAGCCTTTATAACGGTACTGTCAATATATTCATCCAAAGTGTCCCAAAGAATATATCGTTCAAACAGATAAATCGGAGATACAAGCAACACACCCACCATCGTTGTCAAAATAATGCCTAAAGCGACTTCATATATCAGCATTGCCCTTTCTCCTTTCAATCTCCGTCCCACACGCCGTCAGGACGCATCTTTGCAAACGACAGCAGACCGTACAAGGCGCGTTTGGCGTTGCCCTCTGTGGCGTGCCAGTAGTCGCTGTCGTCTACATCGTCACCTAGCGCAGAAATAGCCTTTTCAAGCATCTGGATGCTTTCTGCGCCTGTCTTGCCATAGATGGAGCGGATGCCGCCCTCACCAAATACTTCTGGTCGATAGTAGAAGTGACCGTAATTATAGGTGACGTTGAGCCACAGTTCTTTTGTGCCGCCCATAGCGCGCATACCACCTGCGATAAAATGTGCACTATCCGCTTTGAGCGGTTCGTGTGTTACTGGGTCGCACAACGAAATGTCATAGCTCATCTTTTCTTCTCCCATTCCTTGCATCCACGTTCGTCCCAAACGAAGTCTGCAACGTGTTCTGACTGGTCGTTTACGCACACGCCCTCCGGCTCTTCGTGCCATTTGCAAGAGCCACAGGATGGCTCGGATTTGTTCTTGCAGGATTCTGCTGTGCATCGGATAGCCTTACCAGCGGAGAACTGCTTGATGCCCATGCAAGAGCAATGTTCGGTGGTGCAGTAAATCATTCTTGCTTCCTCCAACCGATAAACTCACACAGACCGATGGTCTGCGCGTCGCATCTGTGCGTGCATTTGACTGTTGGCAGGCTAAAACCCGTTAAATTGTTGCAAATAGTCTCAAGGCCAAAAAGTTCATCAAACGCATTGTCAGGAATTTTTGCATCTTTTGCATTGTAGATAATCGCTCCACACTGCTTACAACGCCATACAGAACATCTTGTCATCTTCTTTGTCCTCTCTTTCCCCTGTTGAACCGCCCGATCACTCGCTTATACTCTGCATAGCACTCCGGGCACAGGTCGCCTGTGTCCCTGCGCCATGCCCAGTCCTTGAAGTATTCGTTAGGGTTCATTGTTTTGGCTTCCTGTATCGTTCCGCAGCGTTCGCATACTCGCTTGTGGTAGATTCCTCTGTCAGTTTGCATTAGTGCTCCTTTTCATCAAATTTCTTCTGCATCTTAGTTCTCAACGCTTCGATACGTTCCTTGTCGTCAGTGATAATCTCATACTTGTCGCCAGACCAGCCAAGCGGAACATCTTCCGTGTATTCAATATAGATTTTTTCCGGGTGCGTAGGTGGCTCATAGGGAAACGTCACGCTTTTGCGAAAGCGACTACTTGTAAACCACGTAAGGCCACCGTTGTCGGAATAAGCGATTGCGTCAATGTCGTGCACTTCAATCGTGTTACCTTGTGCATCAGTGGTCTTGAACACGCTTGAGCATCGTTTATTTTGGAAGCATCTTTGCCCCATTTCGTCTGACACGTTAATCCATTCATCATCTTCGCCAGTCAGCGGAGTAATAGGTTTGAAGCGCAAAAGTCGCTCCAGAATAGACATTGCATATCCAGCGGTAAATCCACTATGGCCTTGACTTGCAAAAAGTTCAATAATGTCAAGGATGTTCTTGTTGATTACATCCTGCAATCCGTCTCCGTCTTTCGTAATACGTGCAAGTTCTGATTTTGCATATTCTACGGAATCACTCATTTTATTTATCCTCTCCAACATCCTTAAACAGGATTTCCTTGTAGGCTTTCCAGTCTTTGATTTTACACGGAATGTCCGTTCCGGGCACGGTCTTTTTCAGCCCATCCATCTGCCAGACGTTCCATGAGATGATGTCTGCGATACAGTCAAGGAACATAGGCATACAGCCGATTTCCAACCTTTCAGCATCAAACCGATACCTAAAATTCTCGATCAGCGTCAAGAACAGGTTGCACCTTGCCAGCAAGAGATTGTCCCCTTGCCATTCATATCCGTATGTCGATGCGTAGGCGTTAATTGCCCAGCACATCCACATATCGTAGTCATGGAACTGCTCTGCCAGAACATTCAGCTTTCTATCCAGCAGACCGATTCTGTCCGGCAC